AACCGAGATCGGCACCGCCCAGTTCGCCGCTGTAGGTCACCTGATCGGCAACAGAGGCGTCCTTGCCATCCAGCACCACACGGGCCTTGATGCGCTTGCCGAAGGCGGCGAACTCGCTCGCCACGGCCTTGGTGCCGGTGAAGCCTGGGGCGCCGATGATGGTCAGGTCTTCCGGCACACTGCTCAGGGCCGCCAGGCCAAGTTTGCGCCCGGTGACCGGTTCGTTACCGCCGATCACATGGTTGATCGTGTCAGCCGGGGTGGCGCCCTCCTCCACGATCACCACGTAGACCGGTACCTTGACCACTTTGAGGATCTGGTACACCGCCTGAAACAGCGTGCCCGCCTCACTGCCGGTAGGGTCCAGCAGCGCCTGGGTGGTGAAGCTGTTGATGCGGAACGGGGCATTTTTCGGGATCGACGCGTGGGCATTCGGCGCGGTGCCGACCAGGCCGATCACGTTATCCCCCAGGCCACCCATGGCCTCGGGGGACTCAGTTGCGTTCACAGTGATGCCGTTGTGCTCGAAGTTCAAAACCTCAGCCATGATTATTCAGCCTTCTTGGGGGTGGTATTGAGGACGCTGGTCAGTTCCAAGCGGCCCGCGGTGCGCAGGGCGGATGCTTCGACGTTCAGCAGTTCCAGTTCCTGGCCGGCGGTGGACCAATGGCCGGCGCCGATGGGGAATGGGATGAGGACGGTGTAGGTTTGGCGAGTGGGCATGTGTTGAATTCTCCGGGTGGAAAACACCAAAGCCCCTGCGGGAGGGGCTTTGGGGAGACGAAAAAAAACCGCTTTCGCGGTTGTATATCACTTCAGGAAGGTCGGCCTTTCGGGCCATACCACGGCGAACGGATCACCAACGTCTTGCGGAACATCCCTCAAAAGTCTCCGGTAAGCCGCAACCTGAACACGCTGACTGTCGTCAAGGGGACTGTCCTGAACTTGAGTATGATCTGTGTCGCGCAACAGTTGATCACGACGAACGCGAATACTTGACCACTCCAATAGTTCCAAGCCTTCCTTGCTGAGGATAAGAGATGGAACGGTATCTACAGAGGATTCATTCATTTAAAAAACCACCGTCGACGAGAGAGAGAGCTTAGATTTAATATCACCCAACTTAATTGCGCGATACCGGCCAACCTGCATAGTATCAAGCCGCAAAGATGTGACATAGACATTGGGGATTTTTATACGACATACAGCATTGCCAGCCGCATCCGCGTAAATAGCGGGTTCAAACTTCCCAAAACACGACTGATTGATAACTGCACGCTGTGGAGAGTAAACGTAGCCTGCGAATGTTTCGTCCAGTACCAAAGAGCTACCGTAACTATAACCGCGAATATTCAGCCAAAACATCTGATCATCTGAGTTAATGGAAAATGGCAATTTGAAGTGGACGTATACATTCATTGAGGATCCAAGATCCGTTGCGTCCATCCCGCCCGTCGCCCCGACGTCATAAGGCGCTCCAGTTCCCCAAATAAGCCCCTGAAAAACACTCATCAACAACGTCCCAGGCTCACCAACACCTCCAACAACATCCTTAAGCGCACGAAATTGGTCAAATTCTGCACGAGCCTGATCCATTCGTACGTCGATAGCGCCAATTTTTCCATTCACAGCACTTGTCAGGTTATTGGAGGCCTGAACCAAGTTGGCTATTTGCGTTTCCGTACTCAAAATAGTATCTCCTTTACTTTGCCATTTCAGGCCACCCAGCAACCATATATAAACGATAGCTAAAGAGACCAAACAAACTGTTAATATTTAAAGTTATTTTTTCTCCACTTGCATGATGCGAAAGAGCACTCCAAGATGACGAGCCATATTATCAATATTCGCCGCAGCAACAGCCGCTAATTCATCGGCGATGAGGATATTAAGATTCTCAGTACCTACCACCACTGTCACGCTTTGTGCCGGCAACGGCGAAACATCCAACGTGAACTTCTGCAGCACCCGAGCCGCCGCCGCTTTATACGTCAGCAACTTCCCAGCTACCGAATACACCGCCAACAACGTCCCACTGGCGAGGTAAAAACCGAACTCACCAATCTCATACTCGCCATCGCCATCGAACAGCGCGGCCATCCTGAGTTGGCGCTCGCCCAAGTCCTCGTAATCCACAATCGCCACCCGCTGGCGCTCGTCACGCAAGGCCACTTCCGTGCCGTCTGGGTTGTAGCGGCCGGTGCCGGCGCCGATGTGGGTGATTTCGCCTTTCAAGCCCTGGTTCTTTGCCTGCAGCACTTCATCCAAACCCTTGGAGGTGAAGCGCACCAGGCGCGTAATGTCATCTGTCATGGCTGCGCCCTGAGGTCGTAGTCGTTAATGGTGTAGTGCCGGGCAACGCCGGCACTGTTAAGTCGAGCGCCCAAGGCAAGTTCGGGTAACGCGCCTTGCAGGCTTAACTCGCTGTCGTTAAACGGGGCGTGGACAATCGCGGTCAGGCCAAGGCGTGCTTGCGTCTGGTGAACCACGGTAATCGTCGCCTGGTCGCGCTCGCTCTTCGCGGCGTTGATACGGCGGATCAATCGGTTATGGTCACCGCTGGACCAACTGCGCCCGATGATCGCCTGCACATCGAAGGTGTAAGGCACGCCCTGCGGCCGCTGTTGATACCAGGCGCTGATGTTGGGGCTGAAACCCAGCGACTCCACCGCATAACTCAAAGCCTTGGGCGTGCCGGCCTGGCGCTGGATCTGCCAGGACAAGCCCACGGTGAGGCGCTTTTCCGTTTCGCTGGCATCCGCGTCCCATTCGCTGACGCCTCGGTCGGCGGCCAGGTAAGGAAGGAATTCGGAGGGTGTTTGCAGCGGGTTCATCAAGGCCGGAAACGGCGGCATGATCCGCTCGAGCAACCTGCCAAACCCCAGGTCCAACGCTTTTTCCAGCGGTGAGCTATTGGCGGGCAACAGACTCGGTTTGGGCTCACTCATAGCGTGCGTACCTCCACCTCGACACCCGTGCAATACGGCGCCTGGAACGCCGAGCAGACAATCGGTGCCAGCGGTTCGAGGATTTGCAGCTGCGCCGCTCCGGCGCTGTGGATGGCGTAGTCGATCCAGCTCGGGTCGACGCGCCCTTCCAGGCGGTGACAGGATTCGGCGTAGGTTTGCAGCAAGCGTTGCGCGGCCACTTGGGTCAGGCCCGAGTCCGGGCCGGCGTTGATCTTGGCCACCACGCGAATCTTGTAGCGTTGGATCTGCGCACTTTGGACAGTGACGAGATCAGTTTCCGGCCGTACATCGGGGCGTGCGAAATGTCTGCGCACGCCGTCAAGCAAATCGGCGGAAGCGCTTCCATCGCCGTCCCTGGACAGCACCGTCACCATCACCTCACCGGGGGCGGTGCGTCGGCCGCTGCCATCCTTGACCTGAGCTGCGTAGCCATCCGGGTCGAAGGTATAGGTGACCGTGACCACACCCGGTGTCGCGCTTTCTACATTGACCGCAGGTCGTTCGCCGAGGGTGAACACCTCGCGGCGATACTGCATGCGAGAACCCGCCGCCGGCGCGTGGGGCGCCAAGTAATAGCGCAAGCGTGCGTCGTCGTCGCTTTCCAATGTCGGCGGCACCGGCGGGAAGGCCGCCGGGTCGCCGGGGTCCAGCACCTGGCGCTCCAGGCCCATATCGGCCAGGCGTGCGTCGAGGTTACTGCCGGTGGCCCACCACGCCAGCATCTGCTTGATGCGTGCGTTGTACTGGCGTTCGTGGGTTTGCAGACGCACGCAAAACGCTTCCAGGGCCAGGCTCAGCAGTTCGCTTTCGTTATCGAGGCTGACCTTGAGTTTGGCGGCACTTTGTGGCGCGCGGGCGGCGACGTAGTCGATGACGAACGCCTTGAATTGCGCCAGCAACGGCTCGAACGCGTCGACGGCAATGATAGCCGGCTCCGCCAGTTGGTTCTGGCCAGGGATCAGCATGCTCATGTCATGACCTCGAAGGATTGTTGGCGGTTTTTCCACGTGCCGGCAAACCGCAGCAACAGACCGGCGCCCTGGCGACTGGCGACGATGACCTGGGGTTGAAAGTCGGCGATGCCGTTCTCGACGTTGTAGAACGCTTTGGCGGCGTGGCTTTGGGCGAGGATCAAGAGGTCGTCGCCGAGGTTCTGCCCGAGCAGTTGGGGGATCAGCGAGCCGTACAACGGGCGCTTCTGGCGAGTGCCCACGGGGGTGGTCAGCGCTCGGGTGGCACGCTGTACGAATTGCAGCCAGTCATCGACCGCTGCCCCGGTATTCCTATCGATTCCGATCATGGAAAATCCTTATGCGGTGCTGATCACGCGGCCTTGGTGATCCACCAGCGGACCGCTCAAATGCACGCCGCCGGCATCCAGCAGCACACCGACGGCGCCGAGTTGCAAGGTGATGTGCTTGGCGCTCATCTGCAGCGTGGCAGCGCCGACCTTCGCCTCGATCTGTTCGCGGGAACCGCTGAACACGGTGGGCCCGTTGGTCCAGTTGAATGTGTGGCTGGCGTCGTCATAGTCACTTTGCGTTCCGTCCTGGTGGCGGCGCCGGGTCAACGATGCAACGCTGGAGACCGGCGGAAACAGGCTACTGTTGAGGCCGAAAAGCGCTACCGACTGCGCAGCGCCTTCCCCACCGCCATA